AAGCGATGGACTACGAAAGCAATGAGGAAAGAGTAAAGCGTGTGTGCGTACTCATCAAGTCAACCGGATTCACAGTAGAGGAGTTCGCGGCGGGGTTGAGACAGATTCAGGGACGCACAACGGCGAACCAAGACGCAAAGCACGCCGTAGGTGATGAGCGGGCCCGGCAGTTCGACCGGGCGTTGACTCCCTCGGCGGAAACAAAGATGACCCACAGCGGGGAGTATAAGTTCGACGGGCCCGAGGGTGACCAAGGGGAATCGGAGTACGAGATTACCGTGCCGTGGACCACCATCAAAGAAATCATGGCGGCGATCCGTGCCGATGCGCTGAGTGAAAAACCCGGCGGACAAAAAGCATTGGTGGACCGCTTTGCGTTGGCCCGCTTGCTTGACGCGGCTCGGGATATGCTCAGTGGGTGGCGGTATATTCGCAGCGTTCACGGGGAACTCTCGGGCGTGGGTTGGGCCCGGGCTGAGGATGGGGTGGTGACCGCACTCAACGAGTTTCAGGTAGACATCGCACCCGGGCCGGGGTTCACTCCTCGCACTGAGATTAGCATCGTGGGGGAGTTGGGGTCGGTCACTGTTCATGGCAAGGTTGGCGAGATGGTGACCCTGAACCCGGGAACGCACAACTGGCGTGCGGGGAAGTTTGAGATTACCGGGGTGGACTCGGTGGGGGTCTATGTTCAGTTCTCTATTGGGTTGGGCGGCGTTACCGGTCGATCAAACCACGGTGATTACACGGTGATTCGGGAGACAAAGTTGTCGGTGCCAAATGATCCCGAGCCGACGACCGAGTTTGGGCGTGAAGCCCGGCACATTATCCAGACCATCGATCAGTACACCGCCGATCAACTCCAAGGGCTCTTTGACGATGCTCGGGAGATTCCGGGGCTCGATGGGGTGAGCGTGGTTCGGGTTACTAGAAGTGTGCGGGATAGAGGTGCGCCGGTGTTCACCTTCTCCAACGGCATGACTCGGGACTTCTCAGGCGGTCGGCTTACCAGCCCGATCAATCCCAACCCCAGCGCGGGGGAGTTGGCGGCGTATGTCCGAGACATCCCACGGGATGCGCTTGCCGTGCTTATCAAGACCGGTGAGCCCATCGCCGGGTTGCCGATGAGGATCACGGTTTTGCGGTTGGAGAACGGCGGCAAGAACAACACCATTGCCATCCTCTCGAACGGGGATCGGGTCGATCTGGATTACTAGATGAGGGGGCCGTGAACGCCGTCTAAGGGGTGGGGTTGCTCAACCGGTCAATCATCCGCTACACTATGGGCGGCTCATTGTCGGCGATTCTCCGGGGCTTACCCGGGGGATAGGTGGCGTTCACACTCCAGAGATTTAGCGTATGACCGATGACACTGGGATCAGCAACACGAACAGCGATCAAGGCGACGACGAAGCCGAGGGGGATTTGGTGGGCTCAGGTGGTGATTCTTCTGGGGGAGGGCAAGGGAACAAACCCCAAACACCCGAAAATGATGATTTCCCCGAGCCCGGTGCGATTGTTCGGCGGGTGGCGGGTGATGAAGCCGAGGAGAGTGAGCCGATGCCCACCCCGGGCACCGATGCCGATACAGGGAGACCCGACCCATACGCCCACCTCCGAAAGCACCAGTTCAGGCCGGGCCAGTCCGGCAACCCAGCGGGGAGACCGCCGAAAGATCGATCGATGCGCGAGCGGTTGCGCCAACTCATCCGAGCCGACGCGGGGAAGTTCGACTTTGCCCGGGACCTCATGGAGCGGTTGGTAAAGGGACAGGGCGAGGTGGACGATCAGGCAATCAGCAATATGGATATTGGCGATGTGCTTCTACTCGTTTCGGTGTTCAAGGCATCGCGTGGTGATGCGAAACATATGAGCATGATTCTGGAGCGCACCGATGGAAAGATCGTGGGCGCGTTCAACGATCAGAAACCCGAAGCGGTGGACACGACCGCCAAACTCGACATCGACATTGAACGCCGCACCTCGATCAACTTCTATCGGGCGATCCTTGATGACCCTGAGGTGACGACCCGGGAGAAGATGGATGCACGCCGGGAACTCAATATCCTCCTCGGGCTCACCAAGGACACCGATGTTCGTGAAGCGTCCGACCTCGCAGAAAAGACGATGGCCGCAATCTCTGCAATGATGCAATCGAGCAGCGATCCCGAAGCGGTCACCGCAGAGAGTGCAACCTAAAGCATGGTCCAGATCGTTTCCACCACCGATAGCCCGCTACCCCGTTTCTGGAAACCGTTGCGGTACCATGAGGAGCAACAGAAGTTCCTCCACTCCAATTCTCGGTTCAATGTGGTACCGGCGGGGCGGCGTTCGGGAAAGACCGACATCGCTATTCGGCGGGTGGCAAAGAAGGCACTCATTGAAACCATCCCCTCGGCGTGGTACATTCTCGCGGCACCAACCGAAGGACAGGCCCGGCGTATCTTCTGGGAACCACTCATCAATCTATTCCCAAAGGAACTGGTGCAAAAGGTATCGCTTGGCAGCATGACCGTTCGGCTCGTCAACTCGGTTGAGATCAGTGTGGTGGGGCTCGATAAACCAGAGCGAGTTGAGGGCCGTCCGATCCGCCATATCACGCTCGATGAATACGGCAACATCAAGGCGAGCGCGTGGACCTCAAACATCCGCCCCGCGTTGTCGGACCAACTCGGCACGGCTGACTTCATCGGCGTGCCCGAAGGCCGCAATCACTATTACGAGTTGTGGATGAAAGCCCTCGCCGATACCTCGGGCGCATGGTCCGGGTTTACTTGGACATCGGGTGAAATCCTCCCCGCTTCTGAGATTGAGCAGGCCCGAACCGATATGGATCAAATGACATTCGACCAAGAGTACAACGCGAAGTTCGTCAACTTCGCTGGCCGCGTCTACTACTCGTTTGCCCCCGCGTTCAACGGCAAGTCGAATCTCATTGAGCATTACAACCCAGACGCGGACCTCATCCTATGTTTCGACTTCAACCACACACCCGGGGTGGCCGTGATTTGCCAAGAGGTGAACGGATGCACGCTGGTACTCGGTGAGGTTTACATTGAGCAGGGATCGAACACCGAGGTAGTGGCGACCGAGGTATGGGAGAAGTGGAAGGGGCACCGGGGGCGGGTTCTGGTGTATGGCGACTCGGCGGGCGGGCAACGCACCTCCTCAAACATCCGAGGCACCGACTGGGATTTGGTTCGCGGCGTACTCAAACCTCACTTCGGTTCACGGCTCATCTTCCGTGTGCCAAAGGCCAACCCCCGGGTGCGGTTGCGGGTCAACTCCCTCAACTCCAGACTGAGGGCGATTGATGGAACGGTCCGGCTTTACATTGATCCGATTGCGTGCCCGATGCTGACCCGAGACCTCGAAGGCGTGCGGTATAAGGGCAATCAGATTTACAAACCCACCAACCCAAACGACCCAGAATCCAAACTCACGCACATTTCAGACGCGTTCGGGTATTACATTACCAGAGCGTTCCCAATGACCGGAGGGGCGAAACTGGTCAATATGGCGGCGTGATTGGCAAAGGTGCCCGGTCTCGGGTATCATTTTCGTATGCCACTCCAGCCATACGATGGGAAACAAAGCACCGGGACCGCCGATGATATTGCGGCGGGTATCGCCGAGCGTCAAGCGCAGTTGTTTCCAGACCACCTTGGGGTGAGTGCGATCAAGGGGATTGCCCCGGGCGCACTCAGCGTTCAATCAATGGATTTGAGCGGTCGGGTTTACCTGTCCGCGCCGGACGCATTGACAAACGGCGGGTACACCATCATCATGCCGCCGGATGCGGGCACGGCAAATCAGCGTATGAGCATCGTTTCGATTGCCAACCGTGAGTTGACGATGGAGTGGAGTCTTGTAGACCACACCGACCTCGATACAGATTTGCATGACACGATGGAGTTTTTCGTGGGTGCTACGCTTGACGACCCCGATGTAAATGTTTCGAGTGATGGGGCAACGATCACGCTTTCATATCAGAAGGACGGCGGCGGTGATATGCGGGTGGTGTTCACCGACCATATCCATGTTCACGATTGCACGCCGCCCGCCACCCTCACCCTTACGGCTGGCACAGACACGGCACCGGTACGAAACTATATTTACATTTTGCAGAGCGACAAACTTCTGACCGTCTCGACTTCGGGATGGCCTTCTACGGAATACGCACCGGTTGCTGAGGTTCTTTGCCAGAGTGCAACGGCGGTGCAATCGCATGGGCCGCTCAAGTTCCAAATCTGGACAGACCACACCATCAACGGGGCGCAAGGTCACCTCGCACATATCAATTCATGGATTCGGTCGCAGGCAACAACTTGGATGACAGGTCTCGAAGTAAATGTCTCAGTGGGCGTTGGTACTTTTGATATTTCATTCGGTGCGGGCTCGGCGTTGCAGCTTCACCCGCACGATGTGGAGGCGTTCGATACCGCAGCGGGTGACGATGTGTTTATCGTCAACGACAGCGTGACCGCGTTCAAGAAGGTTGGCGACCTCACGGGTGAACTCACCGATGCGGATGGCAACACTCTCAGCAACAAGTTTTACAACCTCGTCGTATGGGAATCGGTGTGCGAGATTGCGGCGAACAGCAAGACCTATATCAATCTCCCAAGTGGTTCGTACAACACCGAGGCCGCAGCCGTTCTCGATGCAGACAAAACCGCCGTGTACACGATCCCCGAAGCGTTCCGAGGCGTTGGGTTTACCCTCGCCCGGTTGACGGTCAAGCACGGCACCGGCGGCGGCGGCACCTTCACCCTCGCACAGAATGAGGACTTGCGTGTGACCATCGGCGGCGGGGGCGGTGCGGGCGGCGCAGGCGTTACCATGCTGCCCCAGTTGAGCGATGTGGATACGGCGGCACTGACTGGAAGTTTCATTATGATGACCCCGGTGGGTGGCGGCAACTATGCCGGTCGTTTGCTGGTGGAAGCGGACTTGCCGGACACCTATTACAAACAGGACGATGTAATCCTCGCCAACTCGGGCTCGGTGTCGTTCCCCGGATTGTCGTTTAGCGGCGATACGAATACAGGCATCCACAATCCCGAGGCGGACAAACTCGGTTTCGTAGCCAACGGCACCGAGATGATGTATTTGATGCGGCTCAGTGGGTTCTTTGATGTGGCCGCGATCATCGTTGACATCTTTGAGATTGATGCTTCATCCTCATGGGTGTGCCAAACTCCCGAAACGACATTCGGCAACTCGATTGCAAACCCCACACTCCCCGCCGTAGTGGCATGGCGAGAGGCGGCGAACAACGGCACGAACAAAGTTCTGTTCACGATCCCCGCAAGCATCGCGTCCAATGTGACTTGGACTTGGCCGGTCGCCATCGTGTCTAGCGGCGTGTGGTTCTCCGATGGCAGCGGCGTACTGACTTGCGAGAAAATCTTGCGATCAAAGGGCGGGTTCATTAGGAGACCCGGAACCTCACTCGACCAAACGCTTTTCTTCACCACAAAGGCAATCACGGTCACGCAAATCACCGGTGTACTTCGGGGCGGAACTTCCGGCACGATCACAATCCGGCACAGCCCGGATCGGAGTGCAACCGGAATCGAAGTGGTGACCGGCGGTAGTGCAATCACAAGTCTCACCACCGGCACGGTCATTACTTCATTCAACGATGCGACCATCCCCGCGAACTCATGGGTGTGGATGGAAATGCCAGCCAAAACCGGGATCCTTTTAGAACTCGGTTGGGGCATTGATTATACAGACGACTAAAAGGAGAATCGAAATGTCAGCAAAACTATGGTATCAAAGTTGGGAAGATAGAACCTTGACGGTGGACCCCGGACCACCGACCGCCGAGGTTGTGGTGCCGAATCCGAAGCACCAACTTCCGGGGCAACCGCTCACCTTCAACCGTGTTCCGCAGGTACACGAAATCAAACTCGCCGAGGGCGTTGGTGGTGGCGTGATTGCGAAGGCAATCTCGGATGCCGTGGCGAATGTCAATGCAAATCTACACCGACCGATGCAAATCGAAATCACGATTGGATAACCCCATGAAACTCATCATCGCAATCGCAATGATCTTCTCCGCGCCCGCACTCGGTCAGTATGTCATTGAATCGACCGACCTCGACGAAGTAACGCTTATGCTCAATGAGGCATACGAAAGCGGTGAGCGTGAGTTTGCCATCGATATGACCGAGCCGGTAATCCCGCCCAAGCCCGAGCGGCGCATCTTTATTTGTATGCCCGGCACCGAGGAGTGGAACCGCGATTATCTCGCCCGCATTGAGGCGGCGGGGTTCCCGATGGAGCGGGTCGAATATATGCTCCAGATCACGGCGCGGATCAACAGCGTGTTTCCCGATGAGGACATCAAGGCCAGTTTGCCCGATGGGATGACCGTTAGACAGTACACCGCGGAGACTACCCGGATGCGGCTCGAACGGGCGTGGTCTCCGAAGCCGTTTACCGCGTGGTATTACGATTATGAGCCGAGGCACCGCGATGAGGACGGGAATGTAATCGGATCGTGGCTCTGGCCTCGGATCTCTGGTGAGGGTTTCAGCAAGGCCGATGTTCTGTTCCTCCGCGATGCCTATGCGGGGTGCGCCGATGTACTCCCCGATATTCCGGGTTCAATCTATGGGGTGCCACGGGTCATTGGGTACGGTGCGCCCAACCCGCTCCATGTACGAAATATGAAAAAGTTTCGCCGCATCACTCGGCACTATGGTTATGCCCAACTCAATCTCTACCCGATGGGCGGGCCAGCATCCAATCGGGAAATCACCAAAGAGACCGCGGGGGATCATGTTGATCGGATTCTCCTCGGCTACAAGGCAATGGATGAGGATTTGACTGTTCCCGGTACACCAATCTGGGCGATGATGTGGCCGAGGTGGATTACCGATAATGAGGCGTGGTTCGCCCTTTACCTCAAAGTTTTCCGGTACACTGAGATCGATACCCTCATTATTTGGGTCAATCCCCATTCCGAGTTGATGTCTAGGATCTATGCAAATGAGACAATCGAGGCGATCCCGCATATTGTAAAATGGCTCAACGAATAACTCTGTACCCCATTATTTGGAGCCGATGCTATGCCGAACGAAGTAGACACCCGCCATGAAGATCACGAATCACGCCTCAGTAAGATTGAGGCGTTGCTGGAATCCGTGGTGCTTGGGTTCCGAGATTTCCAATCCGAGACCAAAGCCGATATTTCTGCGATCCGAAGCGCGGTCAGTGGTATTGGTAAAACATCGTGGCCGCTCATCGTGACAATCATCATCGGCGGGCTCACCGCGTTCCTCGGTTCGGTCACCCTCATCATCACCATCGGCGTGCTTGCCCTCTCTCCGATTGCCTCCAATCAAGTGGCCCTTTCGGCGGCACAAGAGTCGCACGAATCATCCTCGGGCCACTCTGATACTTTGCAGAAACAAGCGTCCATGACTCAGCGGATGGATCGGGCGTTCGACGCAATCGAGGCCGTAGAAAATGCGGTAATGAAACTCGACACCGATTTGCAACGGGAGATGAGAGACCTCGACGCTAAATCTGTGAATGAGTTTAACCGGTGGGCGACGATGTTGGAGAATCGTATCGAGACCGGCGAGGAGTGGCGGGTGGATCACGATCAGCATGTTGCGCCACTCAACGCGGCTCAGTGGGCAGAGATCCGAGACAACAAGGCGGAGATTGATCGGTTGAGAGAATCACCACCCCGTAGGGTACACCCGTAAGGATTTGGCTATGGCGAATATCGTAAACGGAACTCCGATAAACGGTGCAACTGAGGTCGATGCCACCTCTGGCACGATGGCCTATATTGCAATCTTCAATGTCTCTATGGAACCGGGCACCGGCTCATGGTTTTTGCACGATGCAGACACCGGGGCACAAGTGGCCGAGGGGGTCATTGGTGTGGATATTACGGTGGGGTCTTTCCCCAATCAGGACACCATCACTTGGTCTGGGGTTTCCCCGGTGGCTAACGGGAAACGGTATTATTTACTCTGCGATGTAGGTTCAGTAAAAACATTTTTGGACAGCAATGATTGGGAGGGAATCCAAAATCCAGCGGAGCGGCGGTTCTCTACCATCGGATATGTGTATAATGTGAAAGAGTCCCCGATCTCCTTGAACGGGATCGGGCTTGGTGTCGGGCACGATTGAACAAACTAGGAGCATAAAATGACAATCACACAAGGCGCAACGGGCGCGGCTCAGGTCGCAATCGCAGGCGAGTCCGTTGCTTTCGCCGCGGGCGAGGGTATCGACAAACTCACAACTATCACGGTACGGAACCGGATCGCCGCAACGGGAAACCTCGTTGTGCGAATCCCCGAACTTCATGGTGCCTCAGGTGGCGCAACGCTCTTGCCGGGGGACAAAGAGCCGTTTCGGGTGAAGGATGGGGAGATTAGTCAGGTGCTTGTGAGCGGGATCAATACCATCGTGGATTGGTGGGGTACCGCGGTCACTCGGGGATGATTCCCCTTTGGCCTATACTCTAAAAAGGAAAGGTGGTTGCTATGAGATTCGATAGATGGATTCAAGTCATTTCCCGTTATATCGGGATGGTACTTTCAGGCGGTTCGCTCTGGGTGTTCGAGCGACTAGGCCGGGACCTCCCACCGGAGGCCGAACTACTCATCGACAACACTTCCGTTGCCGTGGCCGGTCTCTTGGTCGGCCTTGCCGGGATTCTTGCCGACCCGATTATCCACTGGTTCAACAACGGCGGCTTTATGGCCGCTCCCGAATCAGGTGGACATATCTCGCCGCTCCGCTCGAAAGAGTTGAGGATTCAGAAGGGCGACAAACAGTCCTGAGGCCGAAGCCCCGGGAGTCACCGCAGCAAAAGGAGAACATCGATGCGGTTTATTACTTTGCTCATTGGTGCCGTACTCATCTTGTCCAGCGTGGGCGGATGCGGCACCGCTTCACAGAAATATCAGAAGGGTATCCATTCGTATGCAGCGGCGGGGGCCCTTGTCATCATTGCAATCGATAACGATTTCGTATCACTGGAAACCGCCGAGGTCATTGGGACCATCGACAACGCGGCTCACGCCGAACTTGTCCATATGCGTGCGGCCCTCGATAGCGGAAACGATGAGGTTGCGCTTTCGCATTACGCCCGGTTCCGCCGGGTGATTGCATCACTCCAGCAAATTGCAGCGGACCCGGGGGTTCCCCCGCCCGCCGAACTTGAACCCAGCCCGTGATGTACGGGCACCAACCGAACCTCAGACCGCCGGGAAACCAGCGGACCGAGGATTTACCACTTTAGGAGAAACCCATGTTCTTGCCAGCCACCGTAATGACTTTGCTCAACGCTCTCGATGCCGGTCTCATTGTTTCCGAGAAGTTCGCCGAACTCCTCGCAGTAATGGGCGGAGAAAACAGAGACCTCACGGATGAGGAACTCACCGACCTTGATCTTGTACGCGATGCGACCCACGACGATGTTCAAGCCGCCATCGCCCGCAAGCGCGCCCGCGATCAGGGCTAAACCCACACCAGAGTAAACCATGCCATCACCAACCGGACTTCAAACCAACTCGGGCACCGCCGCATCCGTTGATTCCAAAGTGGATGAGCCGGTTGCCGCATACAAATCTATGAGAGAGCATTGGGACCTCCCCGATGATCTCCTCGGGGGCACCCCCGATATGCGCCGGGCGGGTGTCAAATGGTTGCCTAAGCACGAAGCGGAAGCGTCGAAGTCGTGGCTTATCCGCCGCGATATGTCGGTCCTGTTCCCGGCGTACAAAGACACGATCAAGCGCATCGTGGACAAGCCGACCTCCCAGCCGGTGACCGTGGAGGGCTTGCCCGAGTCGATGGAATACCTCGTCGATGATGTGGACGGGTTCGGCACTTCGCTCCATGACTTTGTGCATCAACTCCTCAAGTTCGGAATCCACTACGGGCACTCCGGGGTGTTCACTGACTTCCCCACCGCGCCCGAGAACCGCACCAAACAGGATGAGAAGGAACTGAACCTCCGCCCGGTGTTCATCCTCTACCCCGCCTCCCAAATCATCGGGTGGCGGTTCCTACCCGGCACCGACGAACTGGAGCAAGTCCGGTTTATCGAACGCAAAGATGAGCCCAAGGGCGATTGGGGTACTGAGGTTGTTGAGTATGTCCGCGTGATTACGCCGGACGGGTTCAAGTTGTACCGGAAGGCCCCGAGTGAGTCCGAGTATTCTTTGCATGATGAGGGGTTCCACACATTCGGTTCCATCCCCCTAGAAATCTTCTACACTGAATCCGATTCGCCGATGATCTCCGAGCCCCCGTTGGAGGACCTTGCTTGGCTCAACCTCTCTCACTGGCAATCCCAGTCAGACCACCGGAACATTCTGCGATACGCCCGGGTCGGCATCCTGTTTGGTAGTGGGCTCACGGACGATCAGGTGGAGAATGGTTTGGTCATTGGCCCAACCCAGTTCATCGGTACCACCGACACGGACGCGGACTTGAAGTTTGTCGAACACTCCGGCGCGTCAATCGGTGCCGGTCGTCAAGACCTCAGGGACCTAGAAGAAAAAATGGAAGTCCTCGGGATGAAGCCGTTCGCCCAGCGTCGGAACGGAAAGACTCTTGGGGACCGGGTGATTGATGAGGACAGTGGGGACACGGCAATCCACTCATGGGTTCGCAATGCCGAGCGGACAATCGAGCAAGCGTTCCACAATGCGGCGGCATGGATGGAAGTAGGACTTCCCGAGGACTTCGCCGTAAATATCTTCTCAGAGTTTTCCATCGGCTCCAACGCCGAGAGCGATAGCAAGACGCTTCGAGAGTTGCAGCAAGACGGCATCATTACCAAGACCACGCGGCTCAAAGAGATTCAGCGTCGTGGTATCTTGCCGGACGATATGGATGCCGAGGCAGAAGTGGAGGAGGCATCCGAGGAGTTTGACGCGTCGATGCCTACGCCGTTCGATGACATCACCGACCGCACCGAGGAACCACCCAAGAAGCCCGAGGAAAAGCCCAAGGCAAAGGACGGTCCCAAAGACCCACCCGAGAAACCAAAGGTGGTTGACAAGAAAACCGTGCGGAAGGCCGAGCGGAAGGCCGCGAAAGACGGCGATGAATAATGCCTCTCACGGTCAACGAACAAATCTTGAGTGACACGATCCGCCGTGCGATTATGGTGGAGCGTTTCAAGGTCTCCGAGATTCATCGGTTGCTATCGATGTTGGACGACGATGTGTACTCAAACCTCATGGCCCAACTGGCAAAGGACCTCCCCCGCATCCACACGGCTAACCGGATGGTTTCCCCCCGCTCGGCGCAGCGTTACCGTGATATGGTCCGAGACCTCAGGGCCATTTCACGCGACGGCTTTCGTACAACCCGGACCGCATCGAAAGCCCAACTCCTCGACTTCGGTAGGATGGAGGGGATTTGGCAGGGCGCATCAGTCACCGCAGCAATGCCCGTGTCCATTTCATTCGGGTTGCCTACGGCGGGGATGCTCCAACAGATTGTCAATCGGGAGGTGATTCAGGGTGCGCCCTTGACTCAGTGGTGGGCTGGGCTCGCCCGGGACACCTCTCGGCAAGTTGAGCAGGCAATCAACTCGGGGATTGCGAACGGCGAATCGGTCGATCAGATCGTGCGACGAATCCGAGGAACCAGATCGTTCCCCGGCGCGTTCGGTTCGTCTCGCCGCAATGTGCAATCCGTTGTCCGTACTTCGATCACTCATGTATCGGCACGGGCTCGGGAGGAATCGTTTGCGGCGAACTCCGACATCATCAAGGGGTACCAGTATGTTGCCACGCTTGACGCGAGGACAACCGATATTTGTGCATCGATCGATGGGCAAGTTTTCCCGGTCGGACAGGGCCCGCGCCCGCCGCTTCATATCAATTGCCGTTCGACCGTGATTCCCATTATGAAATCGTGGAAAGAAATGGGCTTGCCGTTCAAGGATATGACCGACACTACTCGCGCATCAATGAACGGTCAGGTCCCGGCGCGGCTGTTCTATCCAGAGTGGTTGCGGGGTCAGTCCGTTGCGATCCAAAACGAGGCACTCGGCGTAGGCCGGGCGAAGTTGTTTCGGCAGGGGATGCCGATCTCCCGATTCGTCACACCTCAGGGACGGCCTCTCACGCTGGCACAATTGGAAGCGATCTGGAACTAATCTCCCCACTCGGCGAAACGCATCTCCCCACTTCGCACCCGGCGGCACCGTACTAGCACCGTAAGACAACCGTAAGACAACCGTAAGGCCAGCGTAAGTCCCGCGTAAGCGTTTGTTCGTTCACAGACCTCCCATCTACGGATGCCAATCTAGACCGGCTTAGATAGGCCCTGAGGGGGTCGGTTTCTAGGGGTCGCGACGATGTTTGGTGTTTGTTGGCCTCACCGGGCCCAGCCCGATCCTTCACGATCCTTTCACGACCCTTTCACCCACCTTTCGCTCGGGTGCCGAAAGTTTCTCCCGATGGGAAACCGGCCTTGCTTCACCCAACCGAGGATCGGGCGCACTATCTGACATTTTTTGCTAAATATCTCCCATAGTTGATTGACGCGTCAATAAATAACCGATACACTTAGGTACCGGGATAGTCCGGTTCGGAGATTACTATGTCACTCACCGCCACGAAACTCATCGCCGTCCTCTCCGCCTACCGCTCGAACACCATGCCCGCCATACTGAGCGGGTACGCTGATTCCACGCTGGACGATATGACCACATACCTAAAGGGGTGGGCGAGCGTAGGAGAGCAGGGCCGCAAACTGGTTCTCCGATCCAACGGAGTCCGCACCATATTTGAGCCCGCAGAACTGACCACCATAGTAAAAGCCATTCAGGACGAAGAAACCGCCCGGTGCTGGGCGTAAACCATATATCCATCAATACCTAAACCACGAAAGACCAACACCATGACACTCACAAAAACATTCCACGCCTCAGACCTCGCACATTGCTCATGCTCGGACCACTACACAAAGATGCCATTCTTACGGGATGCCGTGTACACCTCGGGAGTTCTCGCATTGGCTGAGGGTGCCGGGGCGTTCTGGCTCATCGATCTCATTGCCTCACACCTACCACACGGAAAGAGGTTGGGCCAGTACCTACCGGTTGGCGACACGAGGACCATCAAGCTCATCAAGTGCGGACCCCGGGCCAAGAATCAGGCGAAGGTGGTTTACACGATCACGAACAAACTCACCGGCGAGGAACGCCCGGCCAAAGTTATTCAGCGGCTCGGCTATTGCGACTTCCCGTTCGATGCGGGCTTTGACGGCGAAGTGACTTTGTGGTTGCATCGTGACTCCGAGCGTTTCACCCTCCTACTTCCATCGGAGCATTGATAGACCTCATGCAAGTTGGCGATTGGGAAACCATCGCCAGCATACGGGCGGGCGAGCGGGAAACACTCGCCAGTCCTTTCACCCTCGGATGATTCCGAGGTTCACCCAGATCGGCGGAGCCGAGAACTTTTTAGGAGTTGTTATGAAGTTTTCTAAATCCGTTTCCCTGTCCTCCGCCCCTACCCGATTCGCCCTTTATGGGTTGATGATGGGGGGCTCCATTGCTCTCTTGCTCTCCCTCGGTGGGTGCAGGGCAATGGAGGGCTTGGGTAAAGACATCTCGGGGGCATCCCGGGGAATGCGTCAATCGGACGATTGATGTAAACTAGACGCTCTCTCTCAAGTTGCCGCCCCTCGGGTTTCTCTCCCCGGGGGGCGGTTTGCGTTTTGGCCCCGGCGGGGTATACTATGGAGGCATCCTTTACGCGTAAATAACTAAACAAGACGGAGAACGGCTCATGGCACTGAAACCAAAGATCACCACCGCAGAACTCGAAGCACTCCCCGAGGGAGTCCGAGAACATTACACACCCGTTACCGGGGCGGAAGATTCCCATATGCTCGATGTGACCCCGCAAGGTGGGTACGCGTTGGAGAATGTGGCACCGATCAAATCCGCACTGGAGGCCGAACGCCGCCGGGGCAACGCCGCAGAATCTCGCTTGAAGATTTACGAGATTCCGGGCGAGGATGGCGCAGACCCAAGCTATATTGACGCGGACGATGCCCGCAACGCAATGGAGACCGTAGCAAAAGGGACCGGCGATGTGGATGAACGGATTCGCACCAGCGTAGAGGCCGAGCGCAGCCGACTTGGCAAGGCGCACAAGTTGGAGTTGGAGACCGCTACCGGGTCACTTACCGCAGCCGAAGCGGACATTTCACGCATGATGCTCCAGACCGCAGGGCTTTCCAACAACAACCGAGTGAAGGGTAATGCGAAGTTCGTCATTCCACTCTGGGAACAGGTGTCCCGAGTGGTCAAGGACGCGGACGGGAAACGCGTTATCGAAATCCTCGACGAGAACGGGGAAGTTCGACCGGGCTCGGGCGCGGGTGGGCGGCTCACCTCAGAAGAATACTTCGACGAACTCAGCAACGACCCAGACCTTGCCGTAGCGTTTGCCGGGGGTAGTTCCTCGGGGACCGGCGGCGGTCGGAACGACAAGCCGAGGGGCGGCGGAAGGACCGGGTTTGTCTCCGCCGGTGACTCCGATGGTCTGTCCGGCAGTCTTGAAGATATTGCCTCGGGCAAGGTCACCGTCAACTAAACGGCGGCGAAAGCACACACAAACCGGCCTGTTCCCACCTTGTCCCCGGGAATAGGTCGGTTTTTTGCTACCGACTTGCTTTTAGGTCTGGGGCATGTTAGAGTTTTGTATCGATCACCAGCGGCGGGATGCCAATGGGCCGATTGATACCCCCCGGGTTGCGGGATGCTCCTCGGGTTGTTGGACGCTAGGCGGGATGCCGATGCGAAAGACTCCACTGTAAATCTAAGCCCGGTCAACCGACCATCACCACAAGGAGATTCGCTATGGCGAACGATCTCACAAATGTAATGCACAAGATTCTTGCGCGGGGTCTCATGTCGCTCCGCGAAACCGTCCTTCTCACCCAGTTGGTAAACACCGATTACTCCAGCGAGGCAGCCAAGAAGGGTGATGTTATCAATGTCCCCGTTCCAACTTCCATCGGCGTGATTGATGTTGTCCCCGGTGTGACCGACCCGACCCCCGTGGATAAGACCCCCGGCACCGTGGCTATCCCGCTTGACAACTGGAAGCAGAACGAACCGTTCCACCTCACCGACAAGCAACAGGCGGAAGTCAGCAAGAACGAACATTTCCTCCCTATGTATGTCACCGAGTCGCTTCGTGCGCTGGCCGGTTCCATCAACCAGACCGTGCTTGCCCAATACACGGGTGTGTATGGTTATGTGGGTACCGCAGGCACCACACCGTTCGGTTCCACCGTCGCCGATGCCGTCCAAGCCCGCAAGGTCCTCAACGCTCAGTTGTGCCCTCGCCGGGACCGCCGGATGGTCTTGGACCACGAGGGCGAAGCGAACGCGCTTGCCCTCTCCGCATTCTCGGACTTCGAGAAAACCGGTGAGCAAAACGCGAAGATCCACGGCGTGCTTGGAACCAAGTACGGCTTTGATTTCTTCGCCGATGACGACATCCCGACGCACACCGTCGGCACCGCATTCGCTAAGACCGTCACCCTCATCTCCAACTCCGCAGTTGGCGATGCAACCGTGACGCTCGGTGTTGATATCGGTACCGCCACCGTTGTTGAGGGTGACATCATCACCATCGCGGGCGACCTCCAGACTTATGTTGTGACCGCAGACGCGACCCTGAATACCTCAGGTGTTGCCGTTGCGATCTCGCCTACTCTGGCAATCGCGGTGAACGGTTCGGGCACTCCCGTTGCCGTCACCCTGAAGGATTCACATACCGTGAACCTTGCGTTCCACCGTGACGCGTTCGCCCTTGCACTCCGCCCGTTGGAAAACTCCTCGGTCGCCTCAGCAAGTGCGAACATCGCCGTTATGTCCGACCCATTGACCGGCCTTTCACTTCGCCTCGAAGTTCGCCGCCAGCACAAGCAGGATGCTTGGGAGTTCGATGCCCTCTGGGGGACCAAACTCGTTCGCCCTGAACTTGCTTGCCGCGTCGTCGGTTGATACAAAATCCTTTTGAGCCCGGCGGTCAAACGCCCGCCGGGTTTTTTCAGAGTCCATATTCACCTAACACCCTAAAGGGGAACGCTCATGTCCAGCAAAAAGAATCCAGTACCGTCGCCACCCAAAGCCCAGACCGCACCGACTTGTGAGGTTGAACGCGAGGGGACCGGTCGGCTCAAAATCAACACCGCCGATCTTGCCCGCTATCAGGGAAAGGGGTTCAAGTTGATCGACGAGGCGCAGGTGGCAAAGGATGCGGCCAGTGCCGAGGCGACCCGAGTAGCAAATGAGAATGCCGCCGCCGCCGCACAAAAAGCAGCCGAGGATGCCGCCACTCTGGAACGCGAAGCCAAACTCGATGCCGCAAAAGCCGAGGCCGCAGAAGCCCAGAAGGTTGCCGATACTCAACTCGAAGCCGCCCGGGCCGAAGCCGCAGAAATCAATGCAGCCAACGCCGCAGCCCGAGAAGCACAAGCCGCAGCCGCAGCCGCAGCCGCAAACACCGCACCGGCGGACAGTCAGGGCAACGCCTCGATTGGCCCGTCCAATGCAGGCGGTGGAATCGGTAGCGGCGGGTAATCAGTATTGATCGAAGTGACGAAAGAAACTAGGAGTCCTCAATGGCAATCATCATCGAAGATGGAACTGGGAAGGCAGACGCGGAAGCGTTTATCTCAGTGGCCGACGCGGACTCCTACTTTGCTTTGATCGGTGAAACGACCGCGTGGGGTGCGGCGAGTGAGGCGGATAAAGAAAAAGCACTCCGCCGTGGTGCAATGTATATGGCACAGAAGTTTGATGCCCGTTGGCTCGGGACCCGGACCGACTCGCTCCAGTCTCTTTCATGGCCGCGTTATGATGTTGTTGACCTTGACGGCTATGTTGTAAACTCTGACATCGTGCCGGTTGAAGTTGGTCGGGCGAACGCGGAACTTGCATCACGACATATCGGCGGAACCGAACTCCTCCCCGACCTTGACGAAACCGGAACCATCCGTGAGACGATGGTGAAGGTTGGGCCGATCACGGACCAGACTATTTACCAAAGCCCCAAATCTCCCGTCCCGGTATTCTCCTCGGTAAACGCGATGCTCTCCCGGTATATGAACCGATCCGGTTCGCTTCGGAGGGCATGATGCCAACGGTACTCGATACTAAAATCCCAGCCAAAGTCCTCGCCATCATTGAGAAGTATGGGGCCACCGGTTCGATCTTCACCAAGCGTGGGGCGGGCTCGGTTTCATTCACCACCGGCGGGGTCACCAACCCCGAAACCGAGATTACCCCCAAGATCACGCCGCCCGAGCCGTATTCCGTTGCGTATATCAACGGGACCACGATTCAGGCCGGGGATGTAAAGGTGATGGTGGCGGCGCAGGGTCTTAGCCCATTGCCCGCGCCCAGTGACCGCGTGGTGTTGTTCGATGGGAATGAGTTTACTATCGAGGGCATTGAAACCATTATGAGCGGCGAGAGTGTGGCCGCTTATATCTTGCAGTTGCGGAGGTGACCGATGGCTACCAACCGAGACTCCGCAGGAAAGTTCGTCAAGAACTCATTCAAGATCAAACAGGACATCCCGCACAAACTGGTGTCGCCATTTCTCCGCAAGATCGTGTTTCAGGTTTTGCGTGGCGTGGTCCTAAAGACCCCCGTGGATGAGGGCGTTGCCCGTGGTGGGTGGGCCGTCGGTGGTGGGGCCCAGCCCGGTCCTACGGGCCGCGTCGATCAGAGTGGCACAGCGACCATCAACGCGGGGATGGCCGTGATTGCCCGTCTCCAGCCCTTCACAAAGACTTGGGTGACAAACCATGTTCACTATATCGGTTTCCTAGACCAAGGCAGACCCGGACCCGGATCGAATCAGGCACCGCAGGGAATGGCCCGGCTCACCCTTGAAGAAGTTACCGCACAGTTTGGGGGTGCATGATGCCCACGATCACCGAGCGTGAGTTGGAAATGTTCGAGCGGTTTCGTACCGTGGTGCATTCGGTACACAACTATCCAGCAAAGTACGGGAACTTCCCTTATAGTCTGAATGACAATGCGAAGTTGAACCGCGTACCAAAGCCCTCGGATGGTGCGTTCTTCAAGATCACGATCAACCCCGGACAAGCCGTAAAACGCGAACTCGGCGGCGCAGGAACAAAGACGACATATCCCGGGCTCCTCACGGTACAAATCAATGTGCCCGTGGATTCCGGCGAGTTACTATTGAATCTTCTGGTGCAAGCGGTTGATGCCGCATTCAAACAGAAGAACATTGCGGGATTGTGGTATAGATCACCACACCCCGAGCAGAAGTTGCAAGCGGACGGATGGGTGCAAAGGACGGTCCAATGCCCCTATCGGTTCTTTACATAAAAAGGAGTCATAGTTATGACCGAAGCATCAGGAGACCGGCTCCTTCTCTCGTATGTAGTTGAAGCCACCTACGGGCTTTTCCCAGCAGGGCCCTCACCCGTCTTGCAGGACATTCGTTTTACGAGCGAAGGATTGGCACAAACACACAACTCAGTACAGAGTACACAAATCGACGCGGACCGAATGGTGTCCGACTTGAAACGCGTTGGCCTCGGTGTGGAGGGCTCTATCGGGTACGAACTTTCGTTCGGCTCGCATGAGGACTTCATGGCGGCGGCAATCGGTTCGAGTGGTTTTTCTACACCCGCATCGGCACCGTCTGGAACCTTCTCCACTACGGCATCGACCAGCGTGGTCACCGGCACCGGTGTAGGAACTGGGTTGATTGTTGGCGACTGGGTAAACCTCACGGGTTTCTCGGCACTCATCGATGCGACTCCCCGCAAGGTCACCGTTCAGGCGGCGAATGAAATCACTGTCCAGCCGGGACTTGAGGAGGACATCACCGGAGATGCCGATGAGGTGGTTACCCCAATGGCGCAGATCGTCAACGGTACTGCGCTCACAACCTTCTCGTTTGAGAAAGAGTTTCAGGACCTCGGCTTGTTCACCCAATACACCGGGTGTGGAATCGATTCGTGGTCACTCAGCGCAGAACTTGAAGCGATCATCACCGGCGAGTTCGGTATCATGGGCAAGGACGAAACCACCTCGGGCGCAACCGGGAACTCGGGGACCAACCTCGGCGTTACCACTTCGGATGTAATGGCATCGGTCGATGAGATCACCGCCGTTGTGTTTGGCCCTCGGAACTCGGCGACCTTTGACGGTATGGATGCGGTTGGGTTCTCGTTTGAGACCAGCAACAACCTCCGCGCCCGCTTGGTTCTCGGAACGCTCGGGCCGAAGTCCCTCGGTCTCGGTAAGTTCAACGCGACCGGTACTCTTGTGGCCTACTTCGAGTCGAATGAGTTGGTGGATAACTTCTTGAACTTTGTCGATGGCAACGAGGTTGCCTTCATCGTCCGAGATTCAAGCGGCAACACCTATGTATTCGACTTCCCCCGCATCAAGTTCTCCGCCTCGCCCCGCAATGTCGGTGGTGAGAATCAGGATGTTATGGTGGAGATGGCTTGGACCGCAGTTCGTGACCAGACCGAAGGCATCGCAATGCGTATGTCCAAGTCCGCATAAAACTGTCCCCTCTCTTTCCCGATTGAGCCCCGGGAAAGTCCGCACCTCGCTTGGGCGTAAAGCCCAAGCGGGATTTTCAGAAACACCGAGCCCGGGCGGATTGTCCCGAGCATTACACCAAATGGAGATTCCCAATGGGGCTCAAAGTATCCAATTTCTTTTCCGTCGATAAAGACAAAGCACTCAATGGCGTTCGCATCGATATGGGTAGCGGCGCAGCAATGTGGATTGCTCAGATGAAGAACGCAAATATGATTGCGTTCATCCAGAAGGGTCTCGCACCGTACCAAAGCCAACTCAAAATCGGAACGCTTGACCCGAAGATTTTGGAGGAGGTCACCTTTGGCGCAGTTGCCACACACATCATCAAGAACTGGGAAAACTTCGAGGACCGTGAGGGTACGCCAATCCCGTACTCACCAGAAGCGGCGGAACAAATGCTCCGCGAACTCCCGAAGTTCGCCGAGTTTGTTGAGGAGCAAGCGAATATGCAATCCCACTACCGGGAAGTGGTTGTGGAGGATGCGGTGGGAAACTCCTAAGCGTCCTTCAATGGCTATTCGATTGGGGTGATAAGAGAGCCCAATCGGTACTCAAAAGAAGGGCGCGTAAAGGCAAGTCCGTTCCCGCTCTGGATAACAAACCATTCGTGACTCTGGGAGATCAAGGATACTGGAACGCGTACCAAGATTTGCATCGGGCTCGGTCGGTTGGATTCTCCTCACTGAACCCCATCGGCATTGGCGAGATTACCCAGTGGCTTGATCTCCGCAGGATCACAGATGCAGAGACCAGAGAAATGTATTACGATGTTCTAAGCCAACTCGATTACCAGTATCGGGATTGGCTCAGAGAACAAGAGAAAAAGAAGGGCCGAAAGAAATGAGTCTCACCCTCGACATCATCGTAAATCCGACCCGGGCAATGGTTGGACTCAAGAAGTTCGATCGAGGTCTAGACTCATCGGGCCGCAGGGTCAAACGCTTTGCCTCTACCGCAGACCGTTCGATGACCTCACTGGGTTCGACGATGAAGCGGGTCGGTGCGATTGCTACGGCGGCTCTTGCCTTTGGTGGGATTGCGGCGGGCATCCGGGGTGTGGTTTCCACCATCGCGTCTTTCGAGTCCACTATGGCACTCACCGGGGCGGTCGCTGGCGTGGATCGTCTCAGCGACCAGTACAAGGCCCTCTCAGACCGCGCCCGCGAACTGGGAGCAACCACCCGTTTCTCGGCTACGCAGGCGGGAGAGGGGCTTCTGTTCCTCGCACGGGCGGGCTTCACGGCTGAGGAGGCGATGGGCGCAGTAGGCGGTGCGCTCAACCTCGCAGCGGCGGGGGCCATCTCCCTCGGAGACGCGGCGGACATTGCCTCCAATATCGGGTCCACCTTTGCCGATCAGTTCGGCGGCAAGGTCGAAGCAACGGCGGCATCAATCGATGTACTGGTGGCCGCATCGAACCGGGCCAATACGAATGTGGCTCAGTTGGCCGAAGCGTTGAAGTTTGCCGGTCCCACGGCATCGGCGTTTGGTATCAGCATGGAGGACGCGGCGGCGAGTCTGGCCCAGTTGGGCAACTTCGGTATTCAGGCATCTATGGCGGGCACCAATCTCCGTGCGATCCTTGCGGCACTGGTTGGTGGGTCGGACAAGGCCGAGGCGGCACTGAAACGGCTCGGGCTCACTCAGGCAGATTTGAGCCCTGAGACAAACACACTCGCAGAAATCTTCGCCAAGTTGGAGGGGGCTAGTCTCGGTGCGGCGGACGCGCTTGCGATCTTTGGCCGTCGTAATGCTGGCGCGGCTCTCATCCTTGCGAAATCCTCTGCGGAAACCGCATTGCTCGCCGAGGAGTTGAGAAACGCCGAGGGTGAAGCGCAGCGAATCGCGGACGCGATGAACGACACACTTATCGGTGCGTTCCTTGCGATGAAGTCCGCTTTCCAAGAGGCGGCTTTGCAGATCGGCGAGCGTGGGTTTGGTGGGGCACTCCGCAAGACCGTTGACTTTATCACCGGTGTAGTCCGAGTCTTTATTGGTATGACCGAGGAGGGCAAAGAAGCATCGAAGGCCGTTCTTCGTGTAGCCGAGGCGTTGAAGGTCGCAGGTGTTGCAGCGGCCACGATGGTAACTATCAAACTCGCAGGGTTTTTCATCGCAGCAACGCGAGCCGTGATTGGCTTCACCGTGGCGATGGCAGCGAATCCGTTTGGTCTTGCGGCTATCGCTGTGACCGCATTGGTCTCCGGTTTGTTTGCTCTCCGAAATAAAGTTATCAACCTCGGTGGTGAGCCGATGAAGATTCTGGACATTATGATTGCGACTTGGGAGCATATGGGAGAAGTCGTAAAGGTGGTGTTCCGAACCATCGGCGAGGTCGTCCCCGTGATTATGAACAAGGTCGGTGAGATTTTCAGCGGCGTATTCCGCATCATGGGTGAGGTCGCCTTTGGTTTCCTTGATGAACTGTTCCCCGGATTCAAGTCGGTGTTCGATGCCATTGGTACCAATGTAATCGGGGGATTCGCTAGAGCCACGATTGCGGTAATCAATGGGCTCATTGGCGTACTCGGTGCGGCGTTCCGGTCGGTCACCAACTTTGTGAATGCGTTCGGCACACTCGACTTTACCAATATCAAAACTCTCGGTATTTCACTGGCCCAATTCAGCGGTCAAATCGCGGTCGCGTTCAACGGTCTTGGCATCGACGCATCCACGGCATTTGCGGACGGCGTGCTAAAGGGTGCATCCGGCAAAGACCTCATCGAGTCCTTGCTTGGGCTCGAAGGCGACTTCAATACCGCGTTCGTCGAAACCCTCGGGAAGTTCGGCGCAACAATCACCGAGGAGGAGTTTGCATCGCTATTCCTCCCGAGCAATGTCACCGCGTCGATTCTCACCCGCGCCCGCGAACTGTTCGAGGAACGAAACCGACTTATCGAGGAGGGTGAGGATAAAAACATCGAAACCATCCGGCAAAAAGAGGAGGAGTTGCGGATTGAGTTGGAGAAACTCAACAACCTCCCAGACCCCGCCGAGGGTGCCAACGCGGATTCCGGCTTTGGGTTCTCATCCTTCTCGGCTACCGTGGTTTCCGGTCTCGGTGACATCATCAAGCAAACCACTTCGGCAGCGGAGGGGTTCAAGAATATGGGCCGGGCGATCCTCGACCTTGCTATCCAAAAACTTGTGCTGGATCAACTCGCCGAATCGATGGATAACTTTTTCGGTGGTGGCGGCTCGGCTGGCGGATCAACCGGCGGCATCGCTGGGGGTATCGGTGGAATCCTCGGCTCACTATTCTCAGCGAAAGGCAACGCGTTCGGTTCCGGCGGTAGTGTCTCGGCGTTCGCCAAGGGCGGCGTTCTCACTGACACCGCGATCTTCCCCATGCGGAACGGCGGAATCGGTGTAGCCGGTGAGGCGGGGGACGAACCAGTGATGGGCCTTGCCCGGGATAGCCAAGGCAATCTCGGCGTGCGGAGTATTGGCGGCGGTGGGACTACGATCAATATGGGCGGCATCGTCATTCAGGCAAACAACCCCGGCGAGTTCCATGCGGGTTTGCGTCAAACAGCATCGGATGCCGTCGAAGTTATGCGGCGGGCAACGAGCGGAGGTTGAGTAATGTCATTCCATGAAGTCACATATTCCGATGAGTTGTCATACGGCGCATCATCGGGCCCGCAGTTCAAGACAATGATTACCGAGTTGCGGTCCGGTGCCGAGCAACGGGTTTCCCGTTGGAGTGCGCCGCGTAGGTTGTTCAACTTGGCCTATGGCGATAAGACCCATGTTGAGGTCGCCTTGCAACTTGAGTTTGCAATCATGCGGAACGGATCGGAGTTCGGGTTCCGACTCAAAGATTGGATGGATTTCAACTCCTCATCCTTGCATATCTCGGCGATCCTCGGCGGGGCGGATGCGGATGATGAGGATCAAGTTATCGGGACCGGGGACGGCACCGAAACTCAGTTCCAACTCATCAAGACCTACGCCGATGGCATTGCCTCGGCGAAGGTACGGAACATCAAAAAGCCCCGGGCGGGTTCAGTCCTGATTGCTATCGACGGCGCGGCCCAAACCGAGGGCGTTGATTTCTCGGTGGACACCACCACCGGGATCATTGACTTTGCCGTTGCCCCATTGCTTGCCGAGATCATCACCGCCGGATACCAGTTCGATGTACCAGTCCGGTTCACCCAGTCCGCAGAGAAGTGGGTCCAAGGAACCATCGCATCCTACAACAACGCATCCGCAAATCTGGAGGCCATCGAAATCCTCGACAATGAGTTGGTCCCCGGGGAGTTTTGGATGGGTGGGTCGAACACCTTCTCGTTTGCTAAAGACACCCCTATCTCCCTCCTCGCCGGGCGAAACAAAGTGGCGACCGCAACGGTCACAAGTCTTTCACTTTTGATGCCGCCGAGTAGCGGATTGCCGAGCGGGGGCCCGTTCTTCTATATCATCGGCGGTGTAGGTACCGAGGACTTCGAGTTGCGGTCCGCAGAAGGTACACTTTTCGCCACGATCACCGCCGGGGACATCGCCGAAATCCTTTTGCTCGATGATGGAAGTTGGCTCGCTCGATGACACTCTCCCGTGCAAACTTTTACGGCGGTGCTATTGCAGCGTCTATCAGTGCGGACTACCGGATCAACCCCGGCGTTGCCCGGATGTACACCATCTCCAGCACGGCGGGTCCGGCGGTTGTGCTGCCGAACGCTTTGCGTATGCGTGGCACGGGCGGTCCGTACTTCTGGATTTACAACAACGGGGCAAACGATTTCGATGTGGAGACGATGAACGGAATCTTTGTCCGAACTATCCCGGCGGGATTCGCCTCGGTGGTGCTTCTCTCCGATGACAGTACCGAGGACGGTATTTGGCACATTGATCCGAGGTTGCCAAACATCTCAGTATCTTCGTCGCCGGGATCGCCGTGGGCTTCTGGTACCGATCTCCAATCGTCGGCGGGGTGGAGCGGTACCCTTTCCGGGCCACCAGCGTAAAGGTATCCAATGACTGAGACCGATAAAATCTTCAACTCCCCATACGCGAACCGATTTGTGTTGTACACCTCGGCGGGCGAGTCTATGGATTTGCAGAATCACTATTTCGGTGAAGCGTTGTTCATCACACTCGGCGGGCCGTCACTCGTAAAAGAGGACCTTGCCGCCCTCCGCGCCTCGGGTGTAATGACAATGGGTGTGAACAATACTTGGTCGATCTATCGCCCGGACCTTTGGGTGAGCATCGACCCAGCAAGTACCTTCTTGCCTAATGGGTGGGCGGACCCCCGCATCCTCAAACTTGTACCGTGTAGCCAGCGGCGCACGCATCTCCGAAGGCGTGAGCCCAACGGGGAGTTCGTCAAGCTCGGGCGCACACCGGGCAAGAGTCCAAACACATTCTTTTTCAACCCGCACGCCGGGTTCGAGCCCGCGAACTTCTTGGACCACCCCCGCATTGAGATCGGTTCGCCGGGGACTTCCCGGGATGGGCTCGGCTTCAAGGGGCAACGCTCGGTATTCCTTGCAGCGATCCGGTTCGCCGTCTACTTCGGGTTCAAGCGGGTGTATTTGCTGGGCGCGGACTTCCATATGGCTGACCCCGGGGAACCGCAGTACGCGACCGGCGAGGAGAAGGGCGTGGGGGGTGTGGTCCACAATAATCGAACCTACCGGGCACTCAACGCCAGAATGGAGGCATTGGGCCCGTACCTGACCGCTCAGGGTGTTTCAGTGGTAAACCTGACTACCGACTCGGGGTTGACTTGCCTCCCCGTAGAGGGGCTTCACGGGGCTCTGGAGAGAGAGGCCCTTTCGGGCCCTGAGGGTGTAGACTCAGTGGGGTACTACGCAAAGCATGAGCCCGAGAAGGACCCCGAACCATGACCCTCCCCGCATCCCTCCAATCTTTGATCGATTCCAACGCGTTTCGATTCTGCCGACTCTGGCAGGTCACCCGGGTTGATGATGTATCGTTCTACTTCACCGACCACAATATGCCGGTGGAGTTTTTTGGGACCACATATATTCCGGCGCACTTCGACGCGTCCTCTCGGGAGGAGAAGGCGGGATTCTCATCGGACTCGGTGGAGTTGAAAGGTTTCCTTGCTGCCGATGCGATCACGAAAGAGGAGTTGCGGGCCCGGATGTTTGCCGATGCGGATGTGACTGTCCGCGTAGTGGATTGGCGGTACCCGTTCGCGGGCGCATACCGGACCGATGTGATGAAGATTGAGTCGGTGAAGTACACCGGCGAGATTTGGGAAGCGTCGGTCCTCGGGCTCTCCGGTATTCTCAAACGAAAAGTGGGCAAGGTCCTCAATCGGGATTGCAATGTACTCCGAGTTGGCGACCTTCGTTGCTTGGTTGACATCGAAGCGCACCGAGTCACCGGGGAGATCACCGCGATTGATGAAACGAACCGGGTGTTCCAAACCGACCTCACCGATGCCGATGGTCTTTACCATATGGGGATGCTTCTCTGGACCACAACGGGCGGCGGGCTCGGACTCAACGACACATTCGAGACCGAGGTAAAGCAATACCTCAACGCCAACGGGCAAATCACGCTCCAGATCAGAACGCCGTACTTGGCTCAGGTTGGCGACACCTTCTCGATCATCCCCGGGTGTAGCCGCTCGCGTGAAGATTGCCGTGGGGTGGCGGGCACCGGCGGCAAACCGTGGGTCGATAATATCCTCAACTTCCGTGGCTCACCAAATATGCCGGGCGCACGGCTTCTCCTCAAATCCCCGGACTCACGATGAAACGAACCGAACTCATCTCGGCGGCTCGCGTTCACCTCGGGGTGGGGTGGTCGCATATGGGACGCGACAAAATCAACGGTCTCGATTGCGGGGGGTTCCTGTTTGAGATTGCAAAGACCTTTGATATTCCGTATGTGGATCACAAGGGTTGGTACTCAATGCTCCCAGACGGCAAGACCCTTGTTGAAATGCTCAGAACAAATCTGGTTGAGGTCGAACGCGATTCTTACCAAGTGGGCTCAATCATTGTGTGCGGCATGGTTCGCGGGGCCCCAACGGGTCACGCGCAGGACTTCCCGCAGCATGTTATGATGGTGACTCAGTTGGACCCGGTAAAGATCATCCATTCATGCAACAAGCCAAGCATGATGGCAGTTGTGGAGCATATCATTCCCCCGAAGTGGTTGCGGGACACCTCGAACACTTTCGAGTTCCCCGGCGTTGAGGATTAGTTATGGCAGTAATCGCAGTAGCAGCAATCGGGCCCTCCATCGGCATCGCCGCAGGGACCGCCGGTGCGCTTGCTCTTGGGGCGGTTGCCGCACTCGCCGATTCACAGTTCATCTTCCCATTACTCCAGCGTGGCGCACCAGACATTGAGGGCCCGCGCCTTGACGATCTTTCGGTACAGGGTGCGGCGGAGGGTTCCCCCCAGCGGTGGGCCATCGGTCCCGAGATTCGTTCGGCGGGCTCTATCATTTGGTCAACCGATCTCCAAGAGACTAGAACGACAAGCGGCGGCGGAGGGGGCAAGGGCGGTGGCGGTGGCGGCGGTACCACAAACTATTCCTACGCTCTTTCGTTTGCTGTCCATGTATGTGACACCGAGGGATTGCCGGGCGGGGCGATTGAGCGTATTGATAAGATTTGGCTGAACACCAAACCCGTTTACGATTTCAACGCGGGCTCCCCCACAACTGATTCCCGCATTGGGGAAGAAATCCGAGTCTATAACGGCGATCAAACGGCGGTTGATTTCCTCCTCGAACTCTCGGACCCCGGGAAAACCCCGGCGTACAAAGACGGGGCTTACTATGTCATCGAGGAACTTCAACTAGCCGACTTTAGCAACCGTCTCCCAAACGCCGAGATGCTTTATCACGCAACGGCGGACGGGCAAACCATCGCCGATGCCATCGACCGCATTTGTACCCGTGGCGGGTTGGCGGCGGCACGCTATGACACCTCGGCGGTGACCGGAACCTTGCGGGGAATCTTGACCGTAGGCGAGCAAGAAATGGGCCGGGTACTCGAATATCTTTTGCTTGCCTTCAACATCGCGGTAGTGGAATCCAACGGCAAACTTGTATTCTCAGACCGGGATCAAACTTCGCCGATTATCATTGATAACTCATTCTTCGGTGCGACCGAGTACGGGTCCTCACCGGACTCTATCGCCGTCCCGTTCTCCCGTTCTATGGTGTACGATGATCGTCTCCCCCGGAAAGCATCGGTTCGATTCATCGACCCGGATTGCGATTACGAACAGTCATCAAGAATCGCGACAAAGACCAACGCGACCACCAACGAGTTCAAGCGTGTTGATTTGCCCCTCACGCTTGACCCAGACGATGCCAGTGAGATTGCGTTCCGCACGCTCTGGACCGAGTGGGGTATCCGTGAGGAGGTGGAGGGGACCTTGCCCCCTTCATTCATCGACCTCAACGCGGGCCAACTCATCTCAGTAGTTGACGACGGGGTGACCGAACTTATCCGGCTCGCGTCGGTAAACCGTGGCGAGAACTTCCAAATCAAGTTCGTAGGAATGATTGAGGAGCCGGGAATCTTCGATCAGTTTGGTGTCACCGAGGACCGTGCGTGCGTACCCGCAAACGATCCGGTGCTTGCTTCTGCGGCGGCGTACTTGTTCATCACTGACCATATGGTTACGGATCGGGTGTCCCAATGGAATACGCCGGTGAGTGGTTTCTACTTCGCGGCATCCAACAACGGTACACCGGACATTCAAACGGGAACCTTTGTGCCGTGGGTGACTAAAACTTCTGGGTCCGGGTACAAAAGGGTCAGAACCTTTGGCTCAGAAGGTCCTCACAACACGGTAAACAAAATGAATATGGGGTTCCTCCTCACGGCGATCCCCGCAGCCGGTGCCGAGAACGGCGGTCTTTACTGGGACAATGAAACCACATTCGACTTCGAGAGTTTGAGTAGTGCTTGGGTGCCCACCACACTCTCGGATGAGGATGTGTTGGAGGGTCGGAATCACATTTGTCTCAACGCGGCACCCGGCGGTGGGTGTGAAGTTATTGGGTTCGCTACCGTGGAATCAATCGGTGTGAATCAATACCGATGCAGCCGACTTTTGCGAGGGCGTAGGGCAACCGACATTTACGCAAACTCATGGTCCACCAGCACAATCCTTGTTGATATGTCAGAGTTGGATAGGGTCACTTCACCGACAGAAGAAAACGCGTTCTTCGATTGGTCACAAACAGACTTTGCCCCGTACCGAAACGATCCGCTCGCCCTCTATTGGAAGGGCGTTCCGACGACCACGAATGAAGGCAACATCCCAGAGACCGAGTTTGGCACTTCATTCGGCGTGGAGAAACCATTCCCGGCGGCGACTCCCCGTGCGTATTACCTCAGCAACGGGGACACCGAGTTTGGCTTCCATCGCCGTACCCGAGCGTACCACAATCTGTTCACCACAAGCAACGGGTTCGGCGGTGTTGCAAGACCCCACCATCCATTGCTTGCCTTCAACGAAATCTCGACTTTCGAGGTGGATGTTTACGAGCAAACGAACACCACCGTCGCAAGGACATTCACGATTACAAAAACTGGATTTTGGGGGGATGATGCGATCCTCCAAACGGTCATCGATCAGGATGTGCTTGATGCCGTGGGGATGTACCACTTCACCTACACCGAATCTATGCGCTCGGATGATGGCTATGCTACGGGTGAAGCTGTTCATATGAGGATTTACCAGCGCAGCCAAACCCCACATATTTACCGAGGTCACCCCCTCGTAGTATCGATCTAAGGAGAACACAAATGGCAAGCTCAACTCGACTCACTATCCCGTTTGTCACTACCGGCCAGAACGGCGGGGAGACCACACACAATGAGGCGATGAACTACTTTGATGCACTTCTTGGATTGAACATCGTTGAGTTCGGGTTGAACGCCACCCCCGCCGGTGTCGATGGCAATGCGTATATCGTGGGGGCGAGCCCAACGGGTACTTGGAATACCGCAGGCGCGGCGAACAAACTCGCGTTCTTCTACTCCGGTTGGCACTATGTCGTGGTGCCGGACGGCGTGATGCTTTACGACGACGACACCGACAAGGTAATGGTGAAGCACTCTGGCGGGTGGAGAACTTACGGCCAGCAAACGACCACGATTGCGGCGATTGGTTCCCTTACTGCGGTCTCGGGTACCGGGGACGATGCCCAAGTGAACTCAAACATCAACGCACTCCAAGCGAAAGTTGATGCAGTGATTGCGGCGATGAAAGTCGCAAACCAAATGGCCTAGCGTTTGATAATCATCTCAGGGATTGCATCCCTGAGTGTGGTCACTTCATCCCACTCAATCGTGTTGCCTTCAAGCCGGTATCGAAACACCCGAGGGCGGCGGACGCGTTTACCGTCCACCTTCAAGTATCGCCACGCGAGCATCACAAGAATCCCCCCGGCCTCCATCCATTCACGCGCCCGCTTCTCGGATGCAATCTTGCGGTTGTGTTCGGCAACTGTGGTGGTGGTGGATTGGACCCCCACGATGAGCCCGGGCCGGATGGCGATCAAATCGAGGACCCCAAAGAGGTCCCGGCGGATGCCCCCGGCGGGATGGTCCGGCACCTTCACCCATTTCTCGCAGGACTCGATACGGAAGTGTGCGGCCTCGAATGCCTCTATCGTGCGTGCCGTAGCGGATTTACCACCCATTGAAGAAATCTCCCATATGTTATTGACTCGTGAATAAATCGGGTCTATGATGTTTATTGACGCGATAACCATAGGCACCCACTTAGGAGATTACTATGACCGATGAGAGCAATGGCACAGCACCCGCACCGATAACCCAACCATGCGACCGGGAGAAAACTTGCGAGCCCTTCCATCCATCCCCCGAGTTCTCTAAAGCGGGCGAGGATAACCCCGGTGACATCCCGCAGAATGTAATCGATGCGACCTTTGCCGCCCACAACGGATCGGCGGACATCCAAACAGACTTCAACCCCGTCCCCGCGCCCGATACCAAAGACGACATCGAGCGAATCCATCGGGACGATAACGCCCATGTTCCGGTTCGGGACATCCTCGCCACTTGCTCGATTCCGTGGGCCGCGAAAGCCGCCAAGTGTGCGCTTCTCGCATCGAGCCCCTACGGGTCGAACTTCAATATGGGATCGGTGCCCTCCGAACTCTCCGCCGGTGAAATGGCCGAACACCTCCGCGTGACCATCGACGCTATTCGAGATTCCGAGCAGGGTATCAAAGCCCTCAAAAAAGTAAAGTCCGCACTGGAGGGTGAGATTGTTATTCATCTCAACTCGCAAGGGCTCACCAAACTCAACGGCACCCGGCTCAACATCACCTTGAAGGTCAAGACCTTTGCGAAGTATGTCCCCGAGAAGTTTGCGGACATCGTGACCGGGCTCGTAAATAGCGGAAACGCTCACACCCTTTACCGGTGTTTCTCAGCGAAGAAACTCCAAGAAATGTTCGACGCTGGCGGGCGGTTCCCCGAGGGGCTTTCGCTGGCAGAAAAAGAGGAACTTGGCACCCGCCGGATTTGACCGCCGGACCTCGCCTTGATATACTGACCCGTCAATAATAGGAGAAACGAAAATGACGACTGAAACATCGACCGAACCGAAAACCCGCGCACCCCGTAAAGAACTGGACCCGATCATCATCGAGAAGTGGGTGGACCCGGCTATCGAAACCGTCCCTGAATACTGGGAGAAACTTGGCGACTCTGACTCCCTCGAATGCGACAACACCGCTACCGCGATGCGGAAGGTACTCGCCGAGAAGTTGGAGAACGCGGAATGGTCCTCGGGCACCTACCGAATCCTCCGCGTAGTCCGTGAGTTTGTCGTGGAAGCGACTGAGGAAACCCAGACCGTTCGCACGGTCACCATTGCATAACAGATAGAAGCGGGTGAGACCCCCGCTTTTTTCATTGCCCCGCCGGATGTTCCGGGGAGGCGAATATAGAAAAAGTTTTAGGAGAATATCAATGGCGAAGAAACCAGAAAATGACATCGCGGCAATCCCAGAAGAAACGAATCTGAGCATGACCGTGGGGGCCGAAAGTCTCCCCGCGTTCATGGTGGAAAAAGAGGTTATCGGTCGGGATGAAGTCGGCCAGTATCAGAACATTACCCGGCTCTCGATTGCTCAACCTCAGAGTGGCCCCGCCCTCCAAGACATCGGCGGCATCGGTGCGGTCATCATTCAGCCGGACGGAATCTTGGTGGTCCCCGCCGGTACCGAGTTTGTCATCAACCCCGTTGCGTTCTACCCATCATGGGAGATTCATTCGGACATCAAGGACTCAGCATCCAACTTCGTTCTTAGCTCTACCCTTGATCCCACCGACCCAATCGCGGTCCGCTCACGAAACCCGGAATCCCGCTCCGAGTTGTACGGCGACAACGGCGAGGGCGGTCAGTTCAAAAAGAAGTTTGTCGAGTGCTTGAACTTCTTTGTTCGTATCGACTCGGGCGATGCGAAGGGTGAAATGGCGTTGCTCACCTTCTCCGGTGGTGAGCATTATGTAGGTAAAAAGTTGTGCGGCATCATCAAACGCCGCCCATGCTCGATCTTCGCTAATCGTTTCGCTCTCACCACCGCACGCCGTACCAAGGACGCGTTCAACTGGTTCGGCTATGACATCAATAATCCAGCCGATGAGGGCGGGTCCGTTGTTCAGACTCAGGAGGAGTACGACGAATTGGAAGCGGCGCACCACTCAGTGATGGCCGCGATCAAGGTCGGTGCGATTTCTGTAAACCCTGATGCCGAGGGCGGCGCAGGTTCCGCACCGGAAGAGGGCTCCGAGGGATTTGTAAACCCAGACCTCCCCGGAATGTAAACCGAACCGAGAATCCCCGCTCGTTTAATACGGGGAACTTCCAGCCGGGGGAAACCTCCCGGCTGGGTTTTTCATTGCTCAAACATAGGAGGCATGGATGCTTGTACTCACTCGAAGAATCGGCGAGCGTATTTTGATCAAAGGGCCGGATGGATCAAGTGGTTCTATTGAACTCACTCAGATCAAAGGCGACCGCGTAAAACTGGCGTTCAACTTTCCTCCCGAGGTCCACATTTATCGTGAGGAGATTTTGTTTGGTAAACTCCCCATTCTTGTTGGACCCGAGGAGGAATCGTGATGCCGGAAACAATCTCACTCTACCCGCACCAGATCAAGGCCGTTGAGATTGCACGCACGCGGCCACGGTTCGGATTCTTTTGGGACCCGGGCACCTGTAAGACCATCGGCATCCTTGCGATCCAAGCGGACCGCCCACGGCGCACGCTAGTCCTCGCCCAGAAATCTATTCTCAACTCGGCGTGGAAAGAGGATGGCGAAGCGATGGGCGCGGATGTGGTCATTGGTCACCATAAGAATCGAGCGAAGCGGCTCGCACTCATTCAGACCCCGGGTGAGATTATCATCGCCACCAACTACGAAACTTTCCGAAACCACGAACTCGATTTCATGGAGGGCGGGTTCACTCGGTTGGTGGTGGATGAGTCCAGTAAATGTAAAAACCGGGATGCCAAGACCACCCGAGCAATCACCCGGTTTGCCGACTCGATGCAAGAGGTCTATATCCTATCGGGCGGTCCCGCGCCGAACTGTCATACCGAATACTGGTCACAACTCCGCATCCTCTCGCCCACGGCGGCGGGCCGGGACTTCTACCGGTGGGCGTATCACTGGTTGATCCCAGAAATCCAAATGGTGTGGAAGGGCGGGCGACAGAAACGCACAATCTCGGGCTGGACATTGAAGGCCGGGAAAGAACAGGCGTTCGCTAAATCTATTGCCGATTGGGCGTGGTCACTGACCGAAGCGGAATGCCTCGAACTCCCGCCGATGATTAACAAGCGGTACGATTTGGAACTCTCACCATCGGAACGCAAGGCATACAAATCCATTGAGGAGGATTTCTGTTTGGAGGTCAACGCCTCGGCTATCGACATCGACGGCACCGAGATTGATTCGGTTCCTATGGAGGTCTCGGTGGCAGCGGGCGCAACCTTTATCAAACTCCGACAGGTCACCGGCGGAACGGTCCGCATTGCGGGTCAGGTGGTGGGCGTAGGAAATACGAAACTCAACGCCGCCAAAGAAATCCTCGAAGAAATCGGTAAGGAACCGTTGCTTATCTGGGCCGAGTTTACGGCTGAAATCGATTCGCTCACCGGCGTACTCAGGGGCGAGGGGCACCGCGTTGGTATTTTGGACGGGCGAACAAACGACGCGATGGCAGTTATCCGGGCATTTCTTTCCGGCGAAATCAATGTCATCATTGCCCACCCTAAATCGGCGGGGCACGGGACCGATGGGCTCCAGCGGGTTTGCCGCCATTCCCTGTTCTTTTCCTACTCATTTTCAGCGGATGAGCATTGGCAGGCAAAAAAGCGGCTCCATCGGAATCGCCAAACCCGGTCCCCGGTTTACCACTATCTGTGCATGATGAACACCGTTGATGAGACGGCACTTAAAGTTCTCAATGGAAAGGTAAAGCAGCAGTACGCTATGCTTGCAGAGATTCGACGGATTCACGGTAAACTGGCCTAGCGCACGGATGCGGAAACATTGTATGATTGAGCATTATCGAAAGGACTTGGTATGACGAATGAGAGTTTGCAGCGGTATGAGGTTGACGAAACAGAAATCAGAAAAGCGATTGCGACACTGTTTGAGCCCGAGGACTGGGTGGAACTTCGGAGTCTAAGGACGGACCGGCACTCGGGCTCCCGAGCGAAGTTCATTACCGCAGAGTCCGCGATTGACGACGCGGTTCTTGGGTGGCTCACCAATCGGAACGCCCCGGGCTTTGCTCTCTACTTTGGGCCCAACCCCCGGCATGGGAACTTCGGTCAGGGCAAGGGCGGGATGGGCACCGATGCCGACACGAAACTAGCACGCTGTTTGTTTGTGGACTTCGATGATGCGGACCCCAAAGAGGCGTTGCGCCGGATCGATGCCGCCGGTATCCCCGAGCCGACATTGCTCATTGCCTCGGGCCGGGACACCGGGGCGCACGCGTATTGGCGATTGAAAGAACCGATCACCGACCTCGCCTTCTGGAAGCGGTTGCAGATTGGTTTGATCCGTGCGGTTCAGTCCGATCCCACTATCAAAAACCCCGCCCGCATTATGCGGCTCCCCGGGTCGCAACACCACAAGCACGGGCGGATGTGTTTCATCGTCAAGCGTGAGAACTCCCCGAGGTATGATTCGTGGGATGTACTCGGCATCGAGCCCGCCGAGGAGTTTCAGACTTACGAGAATGGCGACGACTCCGCGATGAAGCGGCGGTCCTACTCGATGCTCAACCCCACTACGCGGAACTTCCTAGAAAACCCGTGCGAGCAGGGCACAAGGAATCAAACACTGTTTGCCTCGGCGTGTGAGTTCAAGGCAAACGGCTTCACCTATGAGGAGGCCATTGTCCAACTCGCCGATGAGCGTGCGATTGCCCGCGATGGGCTTGGTCGGAGTGAGGCGTACAAAGCCGTTGGTAGTGCCTACTCCAGAAATGTTGACGCGAGTATCCAGACTCAGTATGTGGATAATCCTGAGGAACTTCTTTCGTCGGTGAATCGGGTGTTGCCCTTTCAATCCCACGGGAAAGATTCTCCCGTAGTCGATCCCCGCGAAGTTGGTCCCGAGGATGCGGAGCCCGCCCCGTTTGATGTTCACCGCTTGGTGGAACCCGCCGAGGGCGAACCCGCAGACCTCGAACCTCAACCGCGTGCGCCGATCCAAAATGATCGACCCACCTTTGGCAATGTGGCGATCCGCATTGCGATGAACGGGAACAAGCAAAGCGTGGTCACCATCCAAAAGCCGATTGATGTTATCCATGAAGAAATCAAGGACATCGGTTGGCCGTGTGCGGCTCAGTCTATCGGATTGTTCTACACCACATACGATGCAAAGGGGAATGAAAAAGTTCACCCGATCAATAAGGTGTCGGAAGTGTTTGCCATGCTCCATGAGCGGACCCAACTCGCGTGGGTGCGTGGGCTCATCGAGTCCGAAGCGGGTCGGCAACTTACCGCCGTCACCAAAGAGGAGTTCGTGGATTACCTCAAAGTCAATCCCGTTCATCAATACGAATCCGTTGCCGAGTACCCGCATTACCCATCCCTCTCCGATCACTACTATCTCAAACGGAACTTGCCAAAGTCGAACGGTGATGCCCTGCGGAAGTTCGTCGATGCGTTCAACCCAGAGACCGAGGAGGATCGTGCGCTGATGCTTGCCGCGTTGATGACCCCGGGTTGGGGCGGTCCCCCCGGCACCCGACCGCTCTTTGTATTCTCATCGGACTACGGACAGGGCTCGGGTAAAACCGAGACGGCGAAAGCCATCGCAAATGTGTGGGGTGGTGCGCCGATGTTCCCGGTCAATCAGCCGTGGGAGCAAACGATGAAAGCGTTGTTCTCCTCGCCGGACTGGAACACCCGGGTTGGTATCTTCGATAATGTCAAGGGCCGCTTCGGCGGTTCCGATATTGAAGGGGCGATCACGGCGCAGAAAATCAGCGGTTGGAAAACCTATGTGGGGCAAGTCTCGCGTAGGAATGACATCACCTTTTTCTTGACCTACAACCTCCCCGAAATGAGCCGGGACCTTTCCGAGCGGTCGGTAATCATCCGGGTTGGAAAGCCCAAGCCCGGTCGGTTTGTGTCGTGGGCGGCGGAGTATGTGGCCGAACATCGGTGGGCGATTATCTCGGACATCCTTGCGTTGCTCAGTTCGCCCCCCTCCGAACGGATGCCCACGGGTGGCGACCGGTGGGGCGCGTGGCGGGATGGGGTGTTGAGCCGGGTCTATGGGGTCTCCCCGGTGAAGCTCGCCGAGACCATCGTGGATCGTCGCCAAGCGGCTGACGGGGACGATGAGGAGGCGTTGGACATCATCGGGGCACTGAGGACCTATCTCAGAGAGAAACGCCCTGAGGGGATTCAGGGAGACACCGGGACCATCACCGCCAAAGAGATTGAACTGACCATGCACGCCGGGGGGCTGTTCGAGGTGGATTCCCAGAAATCCGCTTCGGTCAACCGGCAGAAATGTATGCGGTTGGTCCGGGGGAAACTCCTCGGGCGTGGGGTGCTGACCCCCATTACCACGCCGGGCTCCTCGAAGCAAATGAAGGTGCGCATCAACGACCTCGGGAGGCCCCTTGGCACCCGGTCCCCGGGTGGGGTGGAGGCCAAGATTTCGGCCCTGTTTGCTCTCACGATGACCTAACAATAACCTATTGATAGACTGGCAGTATAAATCGAGCCCCCGCAAGGGGGTTTTTTGTGCGACCCACTGTGCGACCCGCGTGCGACCCGCGTGCGACCCACTTGGGCAAGCCCCCGAAACCGATGTAAGTTCTTTGGCGGCCACGTCCTGAGAGGCGTTGGTGTATAGTTGTGCGACCCGTGCGACCCACTTTTAGTAAACACTGAGAGTTAGAAGTAGAATATACGGTGGCCGTAAGGGCCCCCCAGCCACACCCCGAACAAACATAGGTGAGACCTGAGGGTTTGCGAGATGAGCGAAGTGGGTCGCACGGATTTGGGAAAACGGTCGTAAGTTGGGCCGAAGGGTGGGGTTTACG